AACGCTGACGTTCTTCACGAATGGACATAATTGTAAAAATTAGTACACCTAATGCGCAAAGTGTAGCGAATGTAGTAAATGAATAAATAACACGGTCAATTCGAATTCTTCTTTTAATGTATGGGTACATATTAAACCTCTTTCTCTACTGTAATTTTAAAATCAACATCATTTAGGCTTAAGGACAAAACTGTCCCAAGTCTTTTTTCATTCGTTAATAAGTCCAGGATAATTTCTAAAACTTGCTTACCTAGAACTAATTGGGTTGCTACGATATCTGACTCGTTCACTGTTATACCTCCTTAATTAGCTGGTGCGCGTGAGCTAGACAAGATGCACTTCCGAACTTATTAGCTAAATACTGATAATAGTTAGCTTCTTCAATTTTACTAACTTTGTTTTCCTGAACCTGACGGTCCGCGAAAGTCATAGGGGCTTGGTTGTTTGTACGATCGAAAATTAACATGGGATACCTCTTTCTATTTTGTATATTCTTCGAAAATTGGGATAACTTGTTCAGCTATATGTTTCTTCCGAACAGTTACTCGACCTCTTGCAGGTGCGTTCATAATCTTACGACATTGTTCTAAAGTTCTCATGCCGTAACTTGCGGCTAATTGAAGCCATTTAGCTTCCGCAGGTTTAACTTTAATGTATCTAAGTGTACGTGGATTAACTGTATAGCTTCCTAAACTCTGGAACAGCGGTACACATCCTTCGCCAATGGAGGGGATATTCCAAACCTGATAATCCCCTGTAATAAATTGCGCCGGATAGAAAGTATTCGAACCTTGTACAATAATATCCATTTCATCTACCTCCACTAACTACTTATCTAAAGTAATAACATAAGCAGGATTAATAGTTTCTAATCCCCATTCTTTTAATGTACGTTCAGATAGTTTTTCTACCTTTAGTACTTCGACATCTAATAAAAAGTTCGAAAAGTTACTTGAATTGAACACTTGATAAGGTGTACCTTGAAGTAATACTTCTGCCACTTCACCATCAATAACAATTAGATATTCATTAGTGAAAGTGTCTTGTAGTTTTGAAAGTTTCATTGTTTTATACCTCTCTTTTTCGTATTTCTAACTTACACATTAAGTATAACATATTACCCGGTAATACACAACCGATAAATCCAGAAATATTCGAAAATATTGAACTTTTTTTGCATTTATTTTGTGAAAGAAACCGCATAAAAATCGCCAAAAATGCGCCGAAAGTGACCGAATACTTCTTATAAACTAACTAAATACATAACAATACCTAAATCCTTTAGAAGCCTTTATACAATAAGGAAAATCAATGCGCGCAGGAAATGCACTTTCCGAACTATCTAATAATAAACCCAATAGTAATAGTATTAATAAGACAATAAACACTAGGAATAATAAGACTTCTAGCTGAATAGATTTAGAACAAGCGGATACACAAAAGAGTAAGAATTTAGATAGAAAAGCGTAGACTAGGTATGGAAAAAACGTAGACTAGGTATGGAAAAAACGACTTCCACAAACCAACTTACAAAACGTCCCAGAATAGTTGGTACAGAAGGGTTTACAAGTTTAGGGAATTTCCGAACTATCGCGAAATTATTAGAAAGTTCGAAACTCTGAACCATATTCCCGAACCGGTTCGAAAGTGATTTCTGAACAAAAGTTCGAAGGTTCGAAAACATGGTTCGAAAGTGATTTCTGAACAAAAGTTCGAAGGTTCGAAAACATGGTTCGAAAGTTCGAAACGCCTGGAAAATAAGTTCGAAAGTTTAAAAACAAGCTGGAAATAAGTTCGAAAGTTAGAGAATACTTATTTACAATTTCCGAACATTCTTTATCTAATTCAGTTATTACTCACTACTTTAGTTTCTTACTTAAATGGTGTATAATATAGTAGAAAGAATTTGAAAGGGGTAAATAGATGACTGATGTACCTAATGGACCTAAGACAAAGAAACGTACTTCGCGCAAGAAGCCTGGACGGAAACCAGTGAAACAAAAGGCGCGTGTAGAATTAGACGAGGTCATTGAGTTTGATTATAAAGGAATTAAACTTAGTAAGCAGGAACGGAACGAAAGAATGAAGCTGGAGTTTATTAGAGGTATGGATGTGGCAGAGATTGCTCATCGTTATGGAGTCTCTAAAGCGACAGTAGAGATCTTGCGCTCAAAAGGTAGGTGGGTGAAGTTAAAGAAACAGTTCGACGACGAGAAGTCATTAGTAACTAACGATACACTGACCCAGATGTACGCAGGCTTTAAAGTGTCAGTGAACATTAAATACCATGCGGCGTGGGAGAAGCTAATGAACATTATAGAAATGGCATTAGATAACCCAGATAAATACCTCATGACTAATAAAGGGGAACTTAGATGGGGTGCGTTAGATGTACTATCTAATATCATAGACCGCGCACAGGCTGGGCAGGAAAGAGCTAATGGTATGATACCGGCAGAAGTTCAGTACCGTCTACAAATCGAACGTGAAAAGATTACTCTATTGCGTAAGAAGATGGGCGATGGAGATACCGAAGAAGAGGTACGAGATAACTTTGTAGAAGCTTTAGACAATGCGGCAAAAGCAGTATGGAAAGACTTTGCTAACGAAACAGGAGCTTATATAAAGGAAGTATCTAATCAGGAGGCTGACAATGACTAAGAAAGAAATGATCATCTGGGGAATTGTTATTCTAGTATTTACTATTGTAGTCATCTATCCTAGACCGCCTCGTGAGACTAGAAAAGAACCTGGAGTCATCACTCATGTAGGTCCTAATTATATAGAAGTAGAGGCGTACGGAAGATTCCTTATTAGCCCTAAAGAAGCAGCAAAGCTAAACGAAGGGGAGCACGCGCCAAAGTATATATTAGAAAGAGGTAGCTAGATGAAAATACATCATATAACTGAACAAGAAAACAGACGCACGCGCACAGAAATAGATTCCTTATTAGATGAAGCCCGTGAAATGGAATATGATTCTGTACTTATAATAGGAATAAAGAATGGAGAAATATTCTCTTGTCATTGCGCTAAAAGTAAGCTACAACTATTAGGTGCGTTAGAATTAGTCAGTCACGACTTTAAAGATATCAACTTCTAGGAGGTCGCATGGGTAGACTAAGAAACAAAGTACAGAAGTTTAACTTCATACCATTTAGTAAGAAGCAACTTCAGCTACTCACTTGGTGGACAGATAACTCTCCTTATAAAGACTTCGATGTCGTGATTGCTGATGGGTCTATTCGTTCAGGTAAGACTGTATCGATGGGACTGTCGTTTGTCCTTTGGGCAATGAATGATTTCAATGGACAGAACTTTGCTATCTGTGGTAAGACTATTCACTCAGCTCGTCGTAACGTAGTTCAGCCGTTAAAGCAAATGCTATCAAGTCGCGGCTACAGGATAGAAGATATCAGAAATGAAAACCTATTAGTCATAGCTAGAATGGACGGAGATAAGGAAGTCATTAACTACTTCTATATCTTCGGGGGTAAGGACGAGAGTTCGCAAGACCTTATTCAGGGGATGACCTTAGCCGGTATATTCTGTGATGAAGTAGCACTCATGCCTCAGTCCTTTGTCAACCAAGCGACTGGACGGTGTTCAGTATTAGGTTCTAAAATGTGGTTCAGTTGTAACCCAGGTAACCCGAATCACTATTTCAAGAAAGAGTGGATAGACAAGGCGGTAGTGAAGAGAATCCTATATTTACATTTCACTATGAACGATAATCCAAGTCTTAGTCCCGCAATCAAAGCGCGGTATGAAAAGATGTATGCTGGAGTCTTCCGTAAACGATTCATATTAGGTCTATGGGTAACAGCAGATGGATTAGTGTATTCCATGTTCAATGAAGAACAGCATGTCCGTGAACTAAACATAGGATTCGACCGTATCTTTGTAGCAGGAGACTTTGGTATCTATAACGCCACTACCTTTGGGGTGTATGGATATTCGAAACGTCTTCGTCACTACCATCTTATTGAATCTTATTACCATTCAGGTCGCGAAGCTGAACAACAATTAACAGAAGCAGATATTCAATCTAATACTACCTTTTCGAACGTACTTCAAAAGACTACTAAAGAATACGCTAATGATTTAGTGAAGATGATACGTGGGTACGACATCGACTATATTATATTAGACCCTTCTGCGTCTGCTATGATTATTGAACTACAGAAACATCCATATATAGTTCGAAAACAGATTCCAATCATACCTGCGCGGAACGATGTGAACCTAGGTATTTCATTCCACGCTGAACTATTAACTGAAAATCGTTTCACACTAGACCCAAGTAACACGCACGACATGGACGAGTACTATGCATATAGCTGGGACAATAAGGCTAGTGAACGAGGTGTGGATCAAGTTGTAAAAGAGTTCGACCACTGTATGGACCGTAATAGATACGCCTGTCTAACTGACGCACTTATTAACGATGAATTTGGTTTTGAAATTCAAGTGTTGAGCGGAAAAGGTGCAAGGGCGTAAACACTTTAGCTAATAAAGTTGTATAATACTAATAAGGAGGAATTACAAATGGCTAAAAAATCTAAAGCTATTTCTCATACCGACGAAGTTCTTAGTCAGGCTTTCCTAAGTCCCCTGGCGCAGAATGTAAAGTTCAAAAAGGAACTTCAGGAGGTTGAGAAGTACTACCAATACTTCGACGGGTTCGACGTCACTGATATGAATAGTGACTATGGTCAAACCTGGAAGATTAATGAGGCGGGTATAGATTATGTACCTACTCGAGAGATTCGTAACTTTGTGAAACAGCTGATCAAGAAGCAAGCTCGTTTCATGATGGGGAATGAACCTGAACTAACATTCAACCCACTTGTTCAGAGTCAAGACAAGGCGGCGGAGAATAAACGTATCCTATTTGATAGCATTCTAAGTAAAGCTAAATTCTGGCCAAAAGCAGCAAATGCTTTAGTAGATGCTACAGTAGGAAAACGTGTTCTAATGTTAGTCTTAGGTAATGAAGGACAGGAGATTGATGTTCAGTTCTACTCCATGCCGCAGTTCACTTACATCGTAGACCCTAAAGACCCATCACGTCTATTAGCGGTAGACATTGTGTACCAAGATGAACGTACTAAAGGCATGGAAGCTGAATCACAACTATGGCACCACTATCGTTACGAAATGAAAGCAAGTGCTTCTGAATCTGGGATCGCTGATGCGCTGAAGGACGACGAGGAAGAGTGCTGGTTAACGTATACATTAACAGACGGAGAAGCAAACCAAATCTACGTCACAGAAGAGGGTACCACTACTATTAAAAAGACAGAAGCTAAGTTGATTCAGATTACAGATAATTTAGGTAACCCTGTTGAAGTACCTCTAACTGTACAAGAGTCCGCACCGACTGGACTAACAGAAATCCCATGTCGAGTGATTCTGAACGAACCTTTGACTAATGACATCTATGGTTCAAGTGACGTGAAGGACCTCATTACAATCGGGGACAACTATAACCGAACTGTTTCAGACCTACGTGATGCGCTGAAATTTAAAATGTTCGAACAACCTGTCGTTATTGATGGTTCGAGTCAATCTCTTAAAGGAATGAAGATTGCTCCGAATGCTTTAGTAGACATTAAGTCTGACCATACTGCGGCTATTGGAGGGTCAGGGTCAGGCAGAAAAGGTCAAG